GAAGCCACGCAAGCGATCTACAAATCTTGTGATGTGCAAGCTCATTGTGCTTCGGCCTCGGTCATGTATGGACCATGATACTTGTAGCGTTGCAAGGTGATCAACTTGGGATCCTGTACCACACGCCATACTCGATTCTTTTGTACGCGATACCAACCAGCAGCAAACCAAGACTTGCTCTTGGCTGTCTTGGTGAACAAGGGCAGTTTCTTTTGAACATCCCAAATGGCATTGTGTACCCGACTGGCAGTGGGATAGCCATGAACATCATTCACAGTCTTTGATCTAGGCTGTCGTGGTGTCATGGGTTCAAACTGAATGTCCATGCGTTGTCGAACCATCTGCATGGTCTTGTACTGTTGAATGGTATCGTTGAGACTGACCACAAAGCCACCGTTGATGGCTTCCACATTGCCCACCTTGCGGTCGTCTTGTTGTAGGATCCAGAACTCTTTGTCGCGTACTGGTTTAGCGATTATCATTTAGTACTCCTTGATAGGTTTGATTCATCCAGCGGCTGATTTGATCAGCATTCTCGCTGAGTTTGTTTAGTTCATACTTGCCACAGAACTTGAGAAAGTGTACGCCTACCTGACCTACATCTCGATGACTGATTTGCTCTTGAATGGCACTATCCACTGCGGCCTTGATATCCTCAGGTTGTTGTGTGAGATCGATCAAGGTACGATTGCGTTCGTAGTCATCCAACACACGATGTTCCACGCCATTGTGATCTGTCCAGCGTTGCAGCATGAGGTTGTTCCAGTTATAGCCTTGACGGTCACGATCTTCGTATGCTTCCAACAAGCCCACTTTGTTCTTGGTGCCCTTGGTACGCACACCAGGAAATGCCGAGAACACATTGTCTGACACATCACCACGCATGCACTTTTCAAACAACAACCAAGCAGGATCTGGAACGGTTTTATCTTCCTTGGTCTTTTTGTCTTTGACTCGTTGACCTTTGGCATCAAAGATGCCTTTGATTGTGATCAGTTCGTCAGTGATGCCATTGTACTGATCCACATTGTCGGCCAGTAATTGCACAAAGTCTGTGTCACTGGAAACAATGGTATGATGATCCGCAGGATGTTGAGCAATCCAGCGAGCAATGATGTCATCGGCTTCGGCAGTGGGATGGCGAATTACTGAGCAGTTGGTCTTGTTCAACAGGTACTGAGTAAGATTATCGTAGGTTTCCCAAAACAGCGCATCTTCTTCTTTTTCTTGTTCGGTGAGTGCAGCGTGTGCCACAGCACGATTTTTCTTGTAGGGCTCGTAGAAGTCTTTGCGCCACGATCGACCTTCCAAGGCAAAGATCACATGGTCAGGTTCAAAGCGGCGTGCTACCTTGTTGATGGCAGCGATTGTGACATGTATGGCAAAGCCTAACTTGGTCCATGTGTCACTGGCACGGTGGGCACTGTGCCTAGCCCTAAAAAACATATTGGCTGTATCAATCAAAATATAACGCATGGTTTTATACCAAAGAGTTGGAAGTAATGTAGTGTAGCATAAACCGCTGCCAAAGTCTATGGCCTTCGGGTCCAAAATGCCAACTATCTGGATTCACTGTGTCTTGTCCAAAAGCCCGTAATCTGGCATCAAATGTGCCTTCGCGCTCGTAGGGTTGTATGTAATTGACACCCCAGGGCTTTTCTTCTCGTAGCATACTGAAGTCATTGTTTCCATTAAAGAAAATGTGTTTGATATTTAGACCCTGTAACTCCTGGTGAAATTGCCAAATATCTTTGTGTACTTGCAGGGTTTTTTCATACCAATTCATATCCAAAATCCAGTCACGATACTGTTTTTGATAACTTGCGGGCACAGTATCTGTTCCGGATGCAGTGACTTGGTAGTAAGTGCCATCGATCAACCACTCTTCTCGTTCCCATGTACTCCACTGTATTACGACCAAGAGATCTTGTAGATTGGCAGCGTTGTTGATCCAACTGCGTGTAGTGCGTATAATTCTAGCATTTGAGCTGGCACTTTCAGCGTTGCAAACCAAGGTTGCGTTGAGTTCTCTGGCCAGTAATGTACACCAGCTTACTGCTAGATTTTCAGGATGAGGACCACGACCTAGAGCAAGGTATCTGCTGTCATCATTGGCAAAGGCACAAGGATTAACTGCTTCGGCTGCAGCAGTGTGACTGTCACCATTTACATATAATATCACGAAACCTCTTTGCGACCATCGCCAATGTCCTTGACCTTGTGATAGCGTGTGGGATTAATGGCCTGCTCTTGTTCCCAAGTTTCCATCACAACATGGCGGCACACATTTTGAAACCAACGATCCACAATGTCTGAGTCAGCATCTTTGGCATCCATGCGATATCCAGCCCGTACCAGGTTGGCAATAAACTTGTCATTCCAGTCCAGTTCAAACGCACCTTGGTGCAGGTTTTCTGGATCAATCTCCATGCTCACAATGGCAATGTAAGGCTCGCCTGCTTCGGTGGCCTTTTCCTTGGCTGTTTTCTCGGGCTTGCGTTCAGCACGAGGTTCAGCTGGTGCTTTCTTTTTCTTACGAAATATATAAAACATACCCATTATGTACCCCAGGCATTTTTAAACAGTGGCACCTGTAGTCGATCACTGTATCTAAGTCCGTGTCGCATGGCTTCCTCGGCCACACGCCTATTGTTGAGTGCATACACACTTTCCACACCACCCACAGGCATTAAGTAAACTTCACCAGTGAAGCCTGCTGCACGATATTCGTTGATGGCATTCTTGGCATCCACGATGTCCTCATCAGTGGCAACAACAAACTTGAGATAGGCAGTGCCCACTTGTTCATACTCGCACACAATGTCGGGTTGAATTGCTTCCTCCCACCGCTCGCCCGATCCTGGCAGTTTAGCACTCACACTGAATGTGATCTCTCTACCTGGTTCGGTCATACCCCATTGTGCTAGGTAATCTTTGAATTCGGCACTGAGTTTCTGAGTACCATTGGTTTCAAATGTGATCTCTTGCAAGGCTGCCATGTCTTCATGTTTTAACAAATCTGGATAAGCACGTTGCCAACCCAGCAATGGCTCGCCACCTGTGATCACCAAGTGCTCTCTGCGCCACTCACCATAGGGCAAGATGTTCATGATGTACTCTACAATGGCATCAGTTTCAAGTAAAGGGCTAAGATCTTTGAATCGTGGATCCCATGATGCATAACTGTCACAGCCTGTGCTAACTAGTGGTAGGTCTTCATAGTTCTTGTAGAGTTCAATCTTGGCAGCCACACTATCGCGCTCGGCGCTGGCCTGACCACGAGGCATACCAAAAGAACTGCAGGTAAAATTACAGCCAAATGTGCGCAAAAACACACTGGGAACACCCATGTAGCGACCTTCACCTTGGATGCTATAAAACATTTCTGCCACTTTGAGTTTGCTCATTTACGATCCCTGTTGATTATGTCTGGAGTCACAGTGTCGATGATATTTACTGTGGTTTTCACTGTATAAACTGCCACAGTGCCCACACCATCGGCCACAGCCACAGCAGTGGCACAGCCCTGCAAACACAGTGCTGCTACTATAATTAGGCCTGTTGTCTTCATACTCTATTATAACACAGTCTGTGGATTAGCGCAACCACCATTCTTCCCAGGGAAACACAATCCACTGTGGATCTTCCAGTTTGTTAATGGTCACACCACTGTAGGTCACAGGCACACGAGTATGGCTGGCCGAATTCTCATACAAGCAGGCCACACGCACATTGTAACCCCATACACTGTCCCATCGGGGATCATCCGGCAAGCAACTGGCTCGCCAATCCTCACGGATCCAATTCAATGTGGCACCAGTGTCATTGATGTCATCCACAATCAGTATGCGTCGAGGTTGGTCCATTTCATAGCCAAAAGCATCCTCTGCCATCCAAAGATTGCTTTCGGATTCGCCACCATCTCTTAACTGTACCTGCAGTGTGTGCATAGGGCAACCAAAATACTGACTTAGCAAATTGGCTGGTAATAATCCACCGCGTGTGATACCTACCACATAGTCAGGGCGCCACTCATCCATGCGTGTTTGATGAATAATGGCATGCGTCAAATGTTCAACATCCGACCAAGTCACGATAGTTTGTTTCATTGGGAGATTCCGTAGTTTTTGATACTAAGTTCAAGACCTTGCAAGTCAAGATCATTATAGGCCAATCGTGATCCATCACCGCTGTAGTTTAAGTTGGTAGTACCAGTGACCACAACCATGCCTGGATCAATGTCATGTGTGCGACAGTATAACTTCAAAATGTCGCTGAGTCTAGTCTTTTGAGCGTAGACCACATTTAGGTCATTGTAGTCCAATCTGTTTTCCAGGGCAGCTCTGACCACTACGGCAAAGTCGCTGGCACTGACCATGTCAAATTCACGATCTTCAACGATAACAAACTGCTGACCTTGTGACGCTAGAGATTGCAACCGTTTCAAAGGTCTGCGCTCATCTTCTGTGGAATCAAAGCAACCAAATATTCTAAGGTTGAAAAAATCATATTGACCTTCGATCATTCTAGCAATGCAGTTCTTGCTGAGTCCATAACTGTGTTGAGGATTGCGTGTCCAAATTTGCGATTCCTGCACACGATATATGTCTTGATCAATGTCAAATTCAGCACCGGTGCCAATGTTTATCAATTGGCCAAAATGTTCACGATTGGACAGAAGATTGCCAAAGCCCAACAAATTGTTGGCCACTATGCCGGGATCTTGTGCTCGAGCCTGATTGCGACCTGCTGCCGCACAATGCACAATGGCATCGTACCACTGGTCTCGAAGTAAGGTGTGTACTGCTATGGCATCAGAGACATCTAACCCGTTACGGTCCAATGCATCTACATCATGATCCTGACCAAGATTGCGTGCCAGGTACTGACCAAGAAAACCACCAGCTCCTGTGATCAGTATTTTCAACGGCGTCTCTCGTATGTTACAAACTGATTACCTTCAGCAAACTCCTGATCACTCACATAAGGAAACTGATCATTAATAGCGCGACCCATTTCTAACTTGGGTTCGATCAAGGTACCTGGATCAATGTCAATCTCAATGATTCTACGACCAGGACGCAGTAGGTCCTTGGTGATGTCATTTAAGTCAGCGACTGAGGCATAATCAAAGTCAAATGCGTGTGCAATCTTTTCAAAGTCGGGACGACCTGGACCTTGGTCTGTGGCAGCGTAACGACTGTTCATGTAAGTGTCTTGAAACTGTTTGATCATGGCCAATCCGCGATTGTTAAAGATCACAACCTTGATGTCCAAGTCGTATTCTTTCACAGTCTGCAATTCCTGCAGGTTCATTTGAACACCAGCATCACCATTGAAACACAACTGCTGAACATCGGGTTTCATCAAGGCAGCACCAATGCTGGCAGGCAATGCGTAGCCCATGGCATAGTGTCCGGAACTGGTCATCAACAACTGTTGTTGGTCACGATAGAACATTTGATATACCCAACAATGATTGGCTCCAGCGTCTGTGGTCAAAATAGCATCAGGTTCCATGATGTCTTGGAATCTCTGTACCACTAGATATGGACTCATTGTGCCATTGTCTCGACTGTAACTGCTGGTGTCAAGATTGAAATAACGGCTCTTCATTAGTGCAATGTAGTTGGTCCATTCAGCACTGACATCAAAGTCTGTGCTCATACTCGCCAACATATCGCCTAGATTGCGTAGATCAAACCAATGGCGATGTTTATAACGCTCAGGATCTAGTTTTTCTAGTTCAGCATCATCAATGTCCAGCACCATGAATTCAGCTTGTGGTGCAAAGTTGTTGGGGTTGCCCGAACGCTGACGATTGTCCAGTCTAGAACCCAACACCAAGATACGATCGGCATTTTGTATGGCATAGTTACCACCACGGTTGCCATACACACCAAAGTGTCCCACATAGTTTGATAGGCTATGATCAAAGTAATTCAAGCTGGCCCATGTGCTCACAAATGGAATGTTGGTATGTAACAACCAACGCTCAAGTTCTGGATGTTGACCTGCTAGACCAACTCCGGCACCAAATACCACCAAGGGTCGTTGGGCACCATGCAAAAAGTCTGCCACTTGTTTGGCCATTGCACCTGTGTCCAGTAGATTATCAGCAGCCCAGCGTTGAGGATTAGGCAACAGCAATTCGCTATTTTCCATTTCTTCGTTCTGCAGATTCATAGGAATGTCCACCACAACTGGTCCCATGCGACCTTCATAGGCCTGTTCCACTGCACGGCACAGTTCTTGACGCATTTCTTCGTGGTTGGTCACTGCCACTGCATACTTGCTCACAGGACGCACCATGCTCACAATGTCCATTTGCTGGAACCCAGCTTGACGCACAGCAGCACCGCGATAGGTCTTTTGTTCGTTGTAGTTGACCTGGCCTGTGATGTGCAGGCTAGGAATTGAATCATAGTAGCCACAAGCAATGCCTGTGATCAAATTACTAGCACCAGGACCACTGGTGCACATTGTGACGCCCAGTTTTCCATTGGTACGCCACACAGCATCGGCTGCCATAGCAGCGGCCTGTTCGTGTTGAAAACATATGATACTCATTGCTGGATCTTGTGCCACAGCATCTACCATGAAAGCACAAGCACCACCTTGAACTAGGAACACATGATCGGATCCTATTTCTTTCAAAAACTTTGCTACATACTCGCTGCCTTTCATAACTGCTCCTATGTGTATAAACTCAAAAAGCCCTGTACCTTGTCACCTATGTAGGCAATCTGCTCGGGTGTGAGCACAGGACTGGTTCCGTGAAAATATGTATGCGTCATGGCATGGGTGGCACAAGGATAATTGTCTCTGGCCTTGGCTGGATCCATGATATGTGTGTATGCTGGCTGCAACATCACATTGCCAGCAAAGTAAGGTCTGGTTTGGATGAGATTGTCTTCCAAGTAATTCACTAGGTCATTGCGTGAAAATGGTGCGCCCGTTCTAATGGTCACAGGAAACGCAAACCAACTGGGGTCACTGTGTTCTCTAGCGCGTGGCAAGTGGAAAAATTCTTCATAGGGTTGATAGATGTCAAACATCAGTTGATAGTTACGCCGTC